CTGCGATCACTCTCTAGGGGAAGGGAGTGGGGATCGTTCCGAAATAAAGTGTTCGGTTTTCTCCCTCGGACTCAGGTTTAACTGTTGGAGTCCGTGCTCGACGCTTGCGACGTATCTTCGTCGTGGTAGGTGGGGTTGCTGCTTTGTTCTGTTTGGGCTGCGTTTTGGCAGACTCGGGTACTGGTGCTTGTGCAGGTAGTACATCCTCGTCAACCACAACGTCAGCGCTTCCAGGTTGTGCGGCTCTGGGCTCAGCGCAAACTGGAGCGCAAAGCAGTTTCTCGACCGTATTGGCGGTAGCCAGCCACTCAGTGAACTGACTTCTATCGAATTCCGCAAAGAGTGCCGTGCATTCCACATCCATCCATCCTCCAACATTTTTATTGGGGTACTGGACGGACCCGTCAAAACGGGCCCACCAATTACCGATTCCAAGTAATGATTTGGGGCGATATGATGAGAGCAGTAACACGCACTTGCAGAAAGCTCCGACGACGGGAGTGTTTCCATCTGTTGCCACGTATGACATAGCTTTTTCGACCAACTTTTGCTCAGGCTTGACGTTTTCAGGCAAGCGAACCGTTGTATGGAACTTTGAGAGTTGTCTCTTGACATCGCACATACTATTAACATCACCAAACCAGACGTTTGGTGAATAGTAGCGTGCCAAGAAATTGACCCCTCTAAATCCTCTTTGTACAACAGAGGCTTCCAAGATAAGCCCGACGCGTTCGGCGGCCCAGGTATGACTGGCGGTGCTGAGGTTAGCATCGACACCGTCGTCACCAAGGTGAACTCCGATTGCGGCGAATGCTTCCTGCGGCGTGTTATGCCGGCCGGAGGCATTGCGTTGGTTTCTGAAGGCAAGATAAGCTGTGAAGGACGCGCGTAGCGTTTGGAACAGGCTTGTGGCGGAACAGCCTGATCCGTGTGAAGGTCCTTGGTTGAACGTAGTTCCTTTTGGCAAATATCCGGTATTGTCGACATTTGTCTTGAGTAATTCATTCAATTTAGCGCGGTGATTTGCAAAGGCCTTCATGCAAATCGCCCGATCAACCTGGCGTAGAGTATAGGTTATTGTGCCATCCATACGGTGGTAATCTGAGATGTTAACAAATTTAGCATCACTACAGATCTCTCCAACGCGGTGGGCAATATCCAAAGGATTCTTACCAGGGCCATACCAATCAAACTTCTTGCAATGAGCAGCCAGCGCTAGGGAAAATTGAGCCATGTCTAATTTATCGCCATCATTATAAGTAGAAACGTTACGCGGGTCAGTGACCTTCGCGTACGCTTCTGCCTTCATGAAGCATTTTAGAATCTTGGCTCGAAACCATCCCATGACGGTTGCTTTAGCTAAAGAAAGTTTTTGGGCAGCGCTTGTTTGTTTAGATTCCACCACCTCATAACAAACAGGTTCCAGGACCTCGCCCTGCATGATGAGTTCCACGAACTCATCGATGCACCGGTCACGAAATTTGCAAGGCTTGGGTTCGGGCTTGCGAAGGGACTTGATTCTCCCATTAACACATTGCTCTTCACCAGCCTCGTTCGCAATAGGTGCGAACGCTTCGTGCACCAGAGGTGACATGAATGCTTGTAGCTTGGGTTTCGCTTCCTGATCGAAATTCGCCGGAGCATATTGGTACGCTCTTACGGCTTTCTCGACTGGGAACACGGTCAACGGACTGCGCTTCACTGTGGCACGATGATATCGTGTCAAAATGACAGCGGCAGCCTTGTCCTCTTTGATCCAACTTGCAGTAGTTGGCATCATGAGTTTAGTTGAACCGAGATTGGCGACGTTTGCTATTGATTCATCAACCGAGGCACAAACCGTGGCACTTGAAAAAGTGCCTGCAACTGACGTGGTGACATAAGTCTGTCCGTCAGGTTGCGTGATATTGAATCTGATGAACGGTACGTCATCAGTCACTACCACCGGGTTGAAGCGGTTGAGAGGAGCAGTCTCCATTAACAACATGGCTAACCAACACCCTAAACCGATGAATTCTTTCATCGGGGCGAGCAATACAAGCTGGCGATTTGGACCGACTTGTTTGCGCTCAACAGAGTACGCGATTGATTTCCAAGGTATTCCGAAGAACTTCTTAGTAACCAAAATTGAATCCATTCCATAGTTCCAAAGATGATGTTGATACGTCCCGCCGCCGGCGACGTTCGTTTGCAAACTCCCGTCACTCATGAAGCGGTAGGAAGTATTGTCAACGGCAGTCTGGGCTGCGTGTTCAGGAACCATGG